ATGAAGACGATAAGAACTAACCGAAAAAAGCTCAACAAGACAGTCAGAAAAAAAGAAAAAGTAAAATTTATCAATTTAACTTTTCACCAGTACGAAAATATTCTATGCGGTAAAATATCATCTGCTCGTATTTGTAATGTGCTCAAAGTCAACTGTAGTAAGGAATTTTTCATAAAGTTAATAGCGAACGGCTTACCTGAGTATGAAGACCGGTATAAGAGAGTAAAAAGTAATTAGTGCGAAACTATACCCAGCGTTAGAAGAAACACACACAATATCTATAAAATAAAGCCCGGTATGTTAGAACCATACCGGGCAATCAATACGAAGGAACGTAGACACATGAACTATCTACACAACTATTTATCAGGCGGGAATCATGGCTAAAAAGGAAGTAATTCACAACAACACAAAGCTCAACGAGGCATTGAAACGTACTACCTATATTAGTCTATCCCCTCAAGCCAAAATTATTATTAATGAAGCCATACAGAACTGTCCATCGCTCGGAAAGTACAAGTTACCCGTTGAAGATGTGTACTACATCATACGTAATGCTAACGAGCTATCTAAAGCACAAGTACTACACCATCTGACCATTCACCGCACAGACAGATCAAAGAAGTTACCAAACAGTGATTCATCAATCGAAAAGTACAAGAAAGCTTGTATCTCAGTTGCTGAAGCACTGGAAGCCTTCATAGAAGGTGGCGGCCTATTGTGTGGAATCAAAGCAGCAATGGTAAAAGTACTTCCAGCAAAGCCAATGAACAATGAACAAAAGCAGGCAGTACTTGAGCTGTGGGACGCTAATGCATCAGTGGGTGAGATTATCGCCTTCCTTCAGACCATTCGATAACCGTAACTATAAACGTAACATGCAAATGAAAAATACGGTTATGATTTTTCGGGATGAATTATTTGTGCGTAATTATGCATTAAAATGCTCATAAAGTGCATAAATTTCCTTTATTATTCATTTTTTATGTAATTTTGGTCATTTACAAGAATAACCGTAACTTAATATAATATTACTTTTACTTCTTACTTTAAAGTAACTGACTTACATATCATTCAGTCTCAAAGAGCCTTACTTCGCTTTGCTCGTAAGTCTCTATAAAACCCAAAAATAAGATCAGAACTTGCGTTATTTGGCAGTAGAACTACCAAACCAACGCCGCATTCCCTTACTCGCTTTCGCTCAGACAATGGAATGTACTAACAAAATACAACTACTACAAAATGGATGGGATCAATATTCGTGAGTTACGAAGCGGCGAACGAGTATGACGACGCCCCGCCACAAGGTGGCCGTTCTGATGGACTTTACAACAAACCAGTACGTAGTGAACTATCTGATAATCAAAACCTAAATGGATCTCTTTTGGAAGGCATTTCATATTATATTAATAAATACTTCACTGATAAGGGACGTCGGCCCACATACACATTCAAACAAACAGTTTGGTATCAGAGTAACAGCAAAATTTTATAAAGGAATATAGAATGAGAAAGATTGAAGGAACGAAGTACTATGAACATGGAGACTATGAAATCTATGTTGGTGATGATGGAGTATATGTAACTAAAAAGACAATCAGCACATGGACTGATTCACAGGGACAACAGCATGAAACAGTACTATCTGATGTGTATGAAATCGAAGGGTTTACTGAAGAAGAACTACTACAAGGTTTTGCTGAGAAAGAACTATTACAATTTTTTACTGAAGAAGAACTACTAAATGAAATGACAATAGAAGAACACAATAAGCCCCATTAATGGGGCATTGCTTTTTCTACATGGTACGCGACTAGTCCATTGAACCATCCGCCAGCAGTCCAGGCTCAGCATTTAAAGTGTAACAATAAAGGAATTTTACTTACCTTCAAAATATAAAGGAACATTATTCGCATATTGATAAAAACTCTCTAAATCATTATAAAATTTCTCATAAAGACCATCGACGCTATCACTTATGTTCATAATACTCTGTTTGGCTTTTGTTGAGGGCATTGAATCTTCTTTAATATGAAATGCATTATACCTTTCTATAAGTCTCAAAATTGAAGTGTAACGTTTAAGAAGGTAATAAGTTGATTTACGCATTAGCCTAAACTTTTCTTCAGCGGGTGGTACTAAATTCCATCCTATTTTGCTCAATGCATTAAAATCACGTTCAAGTTTAAATATCATATTTTTTATTTCATTAATTGATGATTCATTTTTAGAAAAGCTTTTACAAAATTCATCAAAATAATAATCTATTTGTACTTCATCATCAGCTAAATCTTTGAATATTAAAAAATCTAATACTTCATCAGTAACGAACTGCATCAAACGCTTCAATTCTGGAATGTCTCTTGATATTAAAGTTACTGCCTGATTTAATGCTTGCTCATCCATTTTTTGATGAATCCACTTAGGGGCAGATTTGAATGCCATGTAAGCTACTATAAGCGTACCAAAAGTACTCATTGCACTTATCCAGTCTGATAGATTACCTATATTTTTTTTGTAAGCTCCAACAATGACCAACCACAAGGAAAGTACTAATAATACACCTATAGCTACCTTAACAAAGACGTCATAAATCCTGCGAATCATGGTTTTAACCCTCAACCCAAAACATAATAAATACCATAAATTTCATAGGAATAAAACTAAGCAGATTAACAATTTGAAAATTCGAGTTAATGATCTAAGTAATATAGATCTGAAATCGGAACCTAATTCATTTATTTGGTTTGAATACAAAAAACTCATGCAGTTTAACGTCGGAATTGTACAAGTAAGATCTTCCTTCTTTTAGAACTTTAGCATTTCGTTCACATGCCTTTATTCCAGCAGCTAAAAAGTCAAGTGATTTTTTCCTCATGAATTCATGTTGATCCATCTGAATGCCCTCAAGAGAATTTGTAATTATTCTTATTGTAGTGTTAGTTATTTCAACATATTGAAGAATGTTGTGATTTACGTTTTCAAAAGTCTCATTCAAGTGACAGTTAAATATCGATAAAATCTCAATATTCCTCTTAATCTCTTGGCTGGTTAATTCTAGCTTTGACATTAAATCAATAAGGTTTTCTTGCATGTTCTCAATTACGCTTTTCTTTAGGCTATGGTGCAAGTCCAAACATTTAAATTTAATTTCCCCTATTTTTACATTCACGTCATCAATTGTTTTATAAAGTGAATAGTAGTTCTTTGTAATGATATCTTTTTGAAGTTGATAAGAGTCATCTCTATACTTTGTTTCTTGCCATTTTGAATATGCTATTAAAGCTATTAATAAGGTAAAAAATGTACTTAAACTGCTGATCCAATCTGAAAGATTGCCATATTCAACACTCTTAAGAAAAATACCGATGGCGATGAAAAATCCAGGGTGCTCAATTATCCCTGCGTTTTTCAAAGCACCAGATATTACTAGCGATAGTGTTAATAGCAATGTTGTACCAATTGTAACTTCTTTAACTATCTTCCACACCTTGCTAACCATGGTTTTTATCCCTTAACCCAAAAGTACCTAAATATCATAAAATCATTGAATTTCATAGATCTATGTTAAGTAGCTTATGCACTACTAATGAGGTAAAACATGCTAAGAGTCGAATGCAACAATAATGAAGGAAAGTACTACTTCCTATACGTCACAGATGAAGTACATATTAGTACTGATGATCCTGACTCGTTCAATCATGGATTATTGGAATGGGTGAATAAGATTTTGATTACATATGGATCATAAAATGATGGTGAGTTATTCACCATCATCGAGTTCATTAAGATACTGTGCCAGTACATCGCCGTGACAAGCATAAGGTTTGCAATGACATCCTAAAGTATGGCCTCTTAATGCCTTAAGCATTTCTTTAAACTCGATGCCACCTTTAAGATAATCGCGGTCAAAGTCATACTTGAACTTTCTTATTACTTCATCACGATCACCATCAGCACCTATAGCGTAGGGATTACCCCAGAGAGTACCTCTACCGCAGTATGTGTCGAAATGCTCACCTCTATCTTTGTTAGAAACGTAAGTGATTTTATCTTTGATATATCGAACTGGTATTTTTTCAGATAGGGCTTCGTGAGGAACAATAAATTCGGGTTTTAATGCGGAATCAAAGATGACAGCATGAGTTAAGTCAACAGAGAAAGGGTCAGCTAAAACTTCAGGAGCAAGCTTGTTCAATACGTCAGCAGTAAAAAACTGATTGAGCAGATTATGATGGTCTTCAAAATAAAATACTTGATAGTCATTCGACTTAGAGAAAATCCGAGAAAGTTTACGCTCAAACTTTCCCTTTGATGCAAAGTCAGGATGATACATTATCAGTACTTTCATCATATCAAGTGCTTAACCTCAAAGTTAGTATTCCACTGCTTATTGAGGTATTCTAACACAAGGCGGCGATGACAGTGATGCGGTTTATGCTCACTGCAAAGTAAGCATCCATCGGAAATTAATTCTTTATCAATACGTTCAATGTTTCTTTTTGCCATAAGATTCATGAAGTTATCTTCATATATTTCCCACGAAACGTTACCCTTCTTGTAAGGATCAAGTATTTCCTTGGTAGGTGCAAGATCAAGAATATGCAAATATTCTACATTGCATAATTCTCTCAGAAAATATTGCAAATCTTTCTTCTTAGCAAATCCTGCAAGTTGAGAGACATTGTTAAGACGGACATCGATTAGTTTTTTTATTGGTTGTGAATTGATTAAGTTAAAAAAAATTTCAGCACTTTTCTCTGTAAATCCAATCGAATAAACATTCATTACATCAACTCCGCTATTAGTTTGTAGTGATAACCATTAAATGTATCTAAGGCAAGGCTTACAGTTATATATCTACCATCTAAATGATAAGTTCCCAGTTCTTTATCTTTATAATGGTTAATCCAATAGAGATCGGTTACTTTCAAGTTGTAACGAGTCCCTTTATATTCAAACTGACCTCTAACTTTTAATTTTTCCCATTTTGATGTGAAAATGGTTATGTTTCCGACATAAATAAAGTAGAGACTATTATTAAGATTTGTAGCTTCTGTAGGTGAAACCTGATCATTTAATCCTCCACCAGACTCATGATTATTGAACCATAGAGAGTGAGGGTTATCACACAATTGGTTTAATGAAGGGATATTAAATTCATATTGACCTTCCTTTTTCCAATAAATATCACTATCTATCAAGTAGTTTTCGGTTTGGAATTTTTCTGGGACTAATCGTAAGAAAGTAGCTTTAATAATATCTAAAGATGTGGCATGGCTTTTATCAGCATAAAGGCAATCATAGTCATTTATGCTACCAAATTTATTAAGTGGTCTAATCCATTCACCTATACTACCGTCGCTGTGAATAACCTTGCCGGCAATACAATAATCTAAGTTTTTCAGTGACTTACTAAGACAAACAAAGGTTTTATCTACCATGATTTAACACTCCGATGATTAGTTAAATTACACTACCATCAGAATCATCCTAAATCAATAAAGGTACTTGGGCGACTTTTCGAAAAACGGGAGATTTCGCCACCGGTTTAATTTATTCATATGTGAGAAATAATGTTATAACATAACAATAATAAAATACTGTTTCAAAAATAAAACATTTAAAAGGAAATTAAATGGCTAAATCAAAATTAACACTATCGTACTCTGAACTTAGTCGCAGATACGGTTATGACGTTTCAGTAATTAGTCGTGAGTGGGTATCTAAGGGATTGGATTGTACTAAATCCGAAGCAGAAATCTATCAATGGATTCGTACTAACATCATGGACGCATTACGAAATACTAATGTGAAAGACCAGATTGAAAAAGAAAGGCTAGCAAAGATAATGGCAGAACGCGAGTTAACCGAAATTGAGTTGGCAGAGAAGCGAGAAACTATTATCAGTACTGACTATGTTGAACAAGTACTAACTGCTTATCTATTCCAGATTAAAAATACAATTCGTAGTATTCCAAATAAAGTATATCTTGATTTGTTTGCTATGGAAGATGCTAAAGATGTACGTGATAAATTACGTGAAGTAATAGACCAGCAATTATATGAACTTGGTGAAATGGAATTCACCTTACCGGAAGATATGGAAATCTTAGATGAACTACAACCAGAAGAAACTAACAACGATATTACAGAAAGCATCGAAGACGATACAGCCACCGAAGATCCAGAAAACCAGTGAATGGTTAAAATCTCCAGAAGCTCCAGTACGCTGGGTTGATGGACCGATGATGGGTTTACCTTGGACACCTTGGAATTTTCAATGTGAACCAATTGATGTTGCTCAACTTAGAAGCACAAAAAAGATAGTACTACAATCATGTTCGCAGTTACTAAAAACTACAGTACTTCAATCAATCGCATTTGGAATAATGGCAAACGATCCAACTAACTTTGCTTTTGCTTCAAGTTCTGGTGATGAAATCAAGAAGTTTAAAAATGGTAAGTTCATGCCAGCCGTTGAAGGTTCAGAAATTCTTAGCCGTTTGATTACTGACAAAGCCGATAAAAACGCAGCGAACAATGCCAAACAATCAGAGATGATTAACGGTACTTTCATCTACTGGATGAACCTTAATACTCCAGGAAACTTACGTGGTATTACATGCCGTACAGTACTACTTGATGAAGTAAGTAACGTTGAAATTACGGATGAAGGGAACCCAATTAAGTTAGCAGAAGCACGTACAAGTACATTTGGTGATGACGCATTAACAGTGGTTTCCAGTACTCCACTATTTCCAAATGACTTAATCAATTCTGAATATAACTTAAGCGATAAACGCCGCTATCATGTAACACATGATTGTGGTCATGAATACGTCTTTGAATGGGAACAGGTACGTTTTGAATTCAAACAACTTGATAACGGTAGAGGCATACCAGACAGTACTACAGCACGTCTAGAATGTCCGCACTGTAAGGAAATCATAACCGAACATAAACGCCACCAGATGGTTAATAACGGTAGATGGATAGCCACTAACCCCCAAGGAGAACCGGGTGTTATTGGTTTTCAGATAAGCCGTATGTATTCACCATTGAACACCATAACGGAAATGGTAGCGAAGTACGCAGAAGCTCTATACACATTTAACCTACAGACATTCTATAACAATGAACTTGGTGAAGTGTACGAAAACGAATCTGAAAAAGAACTTGATGTACTACGACTAGAAACCCTACGTACTGATGAAATTAATATTCATAACATACCCGATCAAGCACTAGGAATTGTAATAGGTGTAGACCAGCAATTAGACAGACTTGAAAGTACTACTATTGCTTTTGATGAAAAAAACATTTGGGTACTTGATCATTCATTTCATTATGGAACGGACTGTACAAAGATTGAATCTGAAGCCTATAAAAAACTTGATACCTTCTGCCGTCAGCAATTTAAAAGTACTGAAGGGCGTGACATACCAACACTAGCAGTATTCATTGACTCAGGTAATGGTAACGCAACAGATACCGTTAAGAAGTTTACAGCACGCTGGAGTAAGTACCATCCAATTAAAGGTTCAAGTTCTACTACTAGCCCATTGTTCAAGAAGTCTACCGAAGCAGGTTATCCACTTCAGGTATTAAACGTACACGAACAGAAGCTAACCTTGCGTAAGTGGGTGAACTTAGCAATAAGTGATGAACCAGAATCAGCCACGATGATGTTACATTTCAGTAGTTCACTACCACATGATTATTTTGAACAGCTAAGCTCTGAAGTACTAAAACCATCTGGTAGTAAATTAGTATGGAAACTTAAACCAGGTCAGAAACGCAATGAAGCATTGGACTGTTTAGTGTATTCAACCATAGCAATTCAATACGTACTAAGTAAGTTAGGAACTAATCAGCCATTACGTAAACTACGTGAACATAGAGCAACTATAAAAGATAAATACAAAGATGAAACTACAAAGGAAGTAGTAGAACAACCCCAAAAACCACAACCAGCGAAACGACCAAATAGAAGACAAACTAAAGGGGGTTCATGGTTTGGTAGCAAATAAGGAAATAATATGGCAACCAGACTTTTACCAGAAAAGTTATATATACCATCAATACCATTTACAGGTACTGTAGTAGTTCCTGCTTATTCAATTCTATTCATCTGTAGTATTAATACAGGTGAATCACAAAAACTTGATAATACTACTTCAGATACAGATGTTAGTTTTTCATTCAATATCGTTCAGACGGTAGCGAGTGATAAACTGTTCTGTACTCTTGTGACATATAAAGACGGTATCAGTACTGATAGCTTAATGTTTACTACTGAAGTAATTGACGCAAGCAAGAATACTCAAGAATACTCAGAACTATTAGCAATGATTAAAGAAATTGATGAAGTCATTCGCGTTAAAGTACAGGGCGGTGGCGTCTACAGTACAACAATAAATAATAAAACATTGGTTAGCGAAAACTTATCCGCACTTGAAAACCTACGAATTCGTTACATCAAACGAGCTAATGCCCTTTGGTCAATTATGAATGACCAGCCAGCAAACGGTAATGGGCGTCCTATCAAGTCAGTAACATTACTTCGTGATCCAAACTATCCAAATAGATGGGGTACACGATAATGTTCAATATGTTTAGAAAGAAACAGCAACCGCCAGTAGAGAAGCCAACGAAACAAGCCGCCAAGATTCCAAAGAAATCAAGCCTACAGCGTGAACTACAAACTATTCGTACTGGTAACAATTCAAGTAGTGGTGTAATTAATTTTGGTTTTACCGCTGGTACATCCAATAACAATATTAATAACATTCTTCGCTGGTTCCTTGCTGATTTTCGTAACACAAGCCGCGAAGCAAGTATTCATAATCCAATAGCTCGTAAGTACATGAATCTTTCTGTAGATGGTGTAGTAGGTTCGATTGGTGTCTATGTGAAACCCGATGTACAGATTGAAAGACTATCTTCAGATGAACTACATAAAATAAATCAACGACTAGAAAAACTATGGGATCGTTGGGCATATGACTCTAATAAGTTCAGTATAGATGGTCAAATCGGCCTTGATACATTTCTTCAGGTACTTGAAAAAATCCGTGCAACTGATGGAGAAGCGTTTGTACGTATTCATACTATTAACGGTACGGTAAAAATTGAAGTACTTGACGCAAGTCGATTAACTCAATTGAATAACCAATGGCTTAATAATGGTAATTATATTTCAAATGGTATTGAGTTTGACAAATATCACAAACCAGTGAATTACTATTTCTGTCAGTACAACCCAACTACCTATACATATGATCCGACAAGTTACGACATTATTCCAGCCGATGAAATTTGCCACTATATGGTTACAGATTTTCAAGGACAGGAAAGGGGATTACCAGATTTAGTCAGTACTAATAAAACTCTTGAAGATTTAAAGAACTTCACAGAAGCCGCTTTAGTGGCAAAACGTGTTGCCGCTTCAAGTATGGCATTTATTACTAACAATAATCCAGAATCAGAAAACGTTGAACTAACAGCGGGTGAAAGTGATGAAGCGGCTAAATACTATGAGTACTTAGAAGCTGGTGCAATCTATGAACTATCTCAGAACCAAGATGTGAAATCGGTAAACCCACAAGCTGGTGTTGACCATATCGCAGAATTCACTAATGAGTTAATGAAACAAATCTCAATGGGATTAAACGTTACTCAACAATCACTACTTGGTGATACGGGTAATGCTTCTTTTAGTGCTGCTAAATTGGCAGAACGTTTACAGGCAACAACCTTTGGTACTCGTACAAACCTATTAATTAATAAAGTACTTAAGAAGATTTATATTACCTGGTTAAAAAACGAAATGGTGCAAAACCAGAGTCTTGGACTTTCTTTCGCTGATTTTGATGATTTGATTTGTGCCCGATACATTCCACAGAAACCAATTAGCCTTGATCCATTGAAGGACATTCAGGCAAGTGTAGCTTTACTTGATGCGGGACTAGTAAGTAAGACTCAGGTTATCAGTGAAATGGGTGGTGATGCCCGTCTTGTATTTGAAGACATAGAAAAAGAAAGAAACTCAGTACAAGGAAGTACTGAAAATAACAAGGACGAACCAGATAATGAAAGTGAAACAGATTCACCAGACGCGAGAGATTAGCGTTGGTGATATTGACATTGATAAACGTACTATTGAAATTGCCTTCGTAAGTGAAACCCCCGTAAGTCGTGTAATTGATGATCAAGTATTTTATGAAATCCTATTATGTAATCCAGAGAATGTAAACTTATCACGCCTTAATAACGGGCGTGGTGGTCCAGTACTCTTTAACCACGACAGGGATAAACTACTTGGTAGAGTTATTAATGCCAGAATGGACGCGGATAAAGTAGGTAGAGCAACAATTCAACTCAGTGCCGCAGGACTTGGTAATACAATGTTCCAGATGGCAGGGGAAGGCATTCTAAATTCAGTAAGTATTGGTTATAACATTTACGATTACTACATGGACGGTAATAATATCATTGTTACTAATTATGAGATTTATGAAGTTTCATTAGTGACAGTGCCAGCCGACGATACTGTTGGAGTTGGACGTAGTGATGATTTTGAATATCAGTTAGAAACCGCGAATCAGAAAGAACTAAATACTTCAGATGAAACAAACTCTGAAGGAACAGAAATGGAAAACGCACAAACTGAAACTGATGAAGTACGCGAAGAAAACGATATTAAAGAAAAACCAGAAGTAGTAAATGATGATACTGGTGCTGTAGAAAATAACGAAAGCTCTGATGTAACTGATTCAGAAACACTAAATAGTAATGAAGAAATCGAAAGTCGTGAGATGGACGATGAAGAAACTGAAACCACAAGTGACCATGAAACTACTGAAGAAGTAGCAGAAGAAGAACGTAAACGCGAGTTAACCGCTATCGGTTCAGTACTAAATATTGATGTATCGGAAGCAATTGAAAAAGGAATTTCAATCACCGATTTCAAGCGTCAATTAAATAATAAAAAACCTAACGTTAAGGATAACAAAACAATGACTAAATCAGTTATTAACGGCCTAATTCGCTCTGCTGCTGCTGGTGAAGAATTTAAAGGCGACCGTGTACAAGTTCCAGTAAATGAACTAGTACGCCAAACTTCTACCGCTCCTGCAACTGGTGGTTCACTAGTTAAAGAAGTTTATACCGATTCTTATATCGATGTTCTACGTGCCAATTCAATTTTCGCACAACTACCTATTCAAGTATTTTCTGGTCTAGAAGGTGAAGGTAATCTCGTACTGCCTAAGTTATCTAGTGACTTTACTCAAATGTTCACAATGATTGCTGAAGGTGCGGATTCTCCGCTTGTTGATGCTTCTTTTGAACGTCTAGTACTTAAGCCTAAGACCTTTAGTGGTTCAGTACCAATCACCCGTACTCTAATCAAGTCTGCTGATACCGCAGAACGTTACGTACAGGATGCTATGGTTCGCGGTGCTGGTCTAAAACTAGAGAAATTAATCCTAGATCAAATCATTGCTGCTGCACCAAACGAAACCCTAACCGCTGCTCCTACTCAGGCAGACATTCAAAACGCACTAGCAGTACTAGCGTCTCAGAACGTTCGTCTAGATAGCGTTGTTGCTGTTGTTCACCCAACTACCGCCGCTGCTCTACGTAGCACTCTAGTAGGTGCTAACACCGCTGCTAAGTACATGATCGAAGGCTTCCGCTTTGAAGCATGGCTATGTGACTCAGTGAAGGTTATCGAATCTACTCAAGTTGCTGCTGGTCAAATCGTCCTAGGTGACTACTCTGAAGTAATTCTTACATCATGGGGCGGTCTAGAAGTTGATCGGGATGATACTACCCTACGTGCTTCACAAGGCATCGTACTACGTACCTTCGCTTATATCGATCACGCAGTAGCACACGAAGAAGCATTCTACGTAGTTAAACTAGCTTAAGGAATTAATATGCGTTCATTTGACCAATTTCAGGTGAACGTCTTTCTTAATGCCTTTGGTGAACCAATGACCTTAACCAGTGGACAGAAACTTACTGTTATCTTTGAACAAGAAACAGTAGGTGTTGATACAGATAGTGGAATTGTGGAAACACAGGAACATTACTTTACTACTGCCACTGGTAAGGCCGATTATTCAGATACTTTTATCTACCGTAATACTCTTCAAGAAATTTATAACATTGTTGATGACCTATCAGGCATGAGCAACTACTACTTCAGGAATCACGAATGATTTTATTTAAATTAAAAAATCTTATCGTAGATTCCTTTTCTTCTTTGGGGCTTACGGTAATTTCACCAAAAACAATTAACTCAGACGCTTTACCATATATACTTTATTTGACTAACTGTTATGAAAATAACACAGCATTACCGATGGGCCGTAACACTACTAGTGAATTTACATTTGATGTTGTTTGTACTAGTAAGTCACTTACTGATAATCAAACAGTAATGCAAACGGTATACGATTATATTACTTCAGAACAATTTATTTTGGATGCTAATGTTATTCCAGTACGGATTAGTACTGTAACCAATACTCAAACTCAAGACGATTTTGATCCTGCTACTGGACTAAATACAATTGTAATAAGCATGAGCGTAAATTACATAACATTAGCGAGGTAATCCAATGAGTGGTATTTTCATTGGGAACGCTACCAAGATTTTCTATAACACGGACGCCGGAAATAACATTCCAAATGCTCCAACATACGTTAACATTGATGAACTTGCGGCCTTTCCTGAAGTAAAAATACAAAGTAGTATAAACCAATACGATACATATAATGATGAATATGTAAGTGTTATTGCTGCTAATAAATCAATTCAATCAGTAAACATAGTCGTGAACTATGTACCAGACAATGTAACACATGTATTTCTTGATTCCATGTTTACAAGTCAGACAAAATTTCAAATCAAAATTTCATTATATGAATCACTAGATGCTTTAACGCAAAATTACGCAATCTTATCGGGATATGTTAGTAGTACTTCAAACTCTGGTGATAAAGATTCAGTAGTGAAAAAAACATACGTATTCACGGCTGAAGACGTAATAGCCAGAGGGACAGCATTAGACATGGCAAACTTAAAACTTGGTGATTATGGAGTAGGTGCCAATGGTGTTGACGTTCCACAATTCGAATCTTCTACACCTTCAGGTAATAGCTTTATTAAAGTACCTTCAACACAAGCACAAAACCCAACAGGAACAGATTTACTTGGTATTGCCAATGTTGACAATGGTAATACTACTAAACTAGTAATGACAGAATCTGGTACTTTCAGTCTATACGGTAGGAATCAATCAAGTTCGTGGACTCAGATACTAACTAAACCACAATCAGATTCAGCTTATGTACCAATGAACCGTACTGTTAATGGGAAATCATTAAGTACTAACATTACTCTTACTCCCGCCGATGTATCAGCCTTAGCACTAACAGGCGGTACACTATCAGGCAATCTTAACGGTACTACTGCTTCCTTTAGTGGTGCTGTCAGTACAGGCAATCTAACAGCCGCTACAATCGCTGCTACGAGTGGAACATTCACAGGAGCAGTACAGGCAGATTCAGCAAGTATTACCGGTGCTATCACTGCTGACAGTCTTACCCTACAGACAGCGAGTATCGTTGACCTTGAAGTAACTGGTTCCACGACATTAAGTGATGCTTTAACAGGTACAACAGCTACATTCACTGGTGCTGTAAGTACTGGTAACCTAACAGCAGGTACTATCTCTGGTACATCAGCTACATTCTCTGATGTGCTATCCGGTACTACTGGAACATTCACAGGAAGTGTAACGGCAGATTCATTGACACTTACACAACCTCTTAGTGTAAGCAATGGCGGTACTGGCAATACAACCGGGCTTTCGGTAAGTGCTACCAAGTTACAAACAGCACGCAACGTTACAATCAACCTAGCCAGTACAGTCGCTGGATCATTTGATGGTACAGCTAATATTACACCTGGTGTATCTGGTATTCTTCCTATCGCTAATGGCGGTACTGGTAACAATGCCGGTACGGTTGGACAGTTAACCACATCCAGAACATTCAGCGTAAACCTTGCAAGTACCTCTGCTGCCGGGTTCAATGGCACTGCAAACTGCACACCTGGTGTATCTGGTGTTCTTGCATTAGGGAATGGCGGTACTGGCTCAGCTAGTCCGTTTGGTACTTCAGCTAATACATTTACTCAGGGTAACGATAGTAGGTTAAGTACTGTAAATGGTAAAACAGGCGGTACAATTACTACTGGTGTTTCGGTAAACGGAGCACTTAGCACAAACTCAACACTATACGTAGCACAACCAACTGTAGATCCAGGGTTTAACGCCTCAACTACTATTAGTATTGCGGGAATAGAACCACAATTTAACGTAGCGTTACAGTACTGGTTATTAGCAAGTCAGTATCATGCTTTTCGTACTGTACAAAATGGTGTAGCAACGTTTGAAGCACGTAGTAATGGTTGGTGTTACGCGGCATCATTTAACCCTACTTCTGATAGTAATTTAAAGTTTAATAAACAATTCTTAGATAACTCACTATATAACACAATGACAACACGCGGTATGAGTTATAGCCTACAAGGTGAAAGAAAATCAGGTGTAATCGCACAAGATGTTGAAAGGTTTATGCCTGATGCAGTAACAACTACAAAACAGTCAGTAGTACTAGAGGATGGTACAATATTACCAGAAACTAAATCCTTAGATTATTCAGCAATCGCAGGGTTACATACTGAAGCATTAAAAGAAGTAGTTCAATTAATGTTAGAAACTTTAACAGATCCAGAATCAGCAAAAGTAAAACTACTAAATTTAGTTGAAGCCATTAATGAAGACACCTCTGATGAAAACAAAACTGATTTAAAAATGGAATGGGCATTGTTGGAACAACCTACAGTACCTACTGACAACGATAAATAAACAAGAGTAGGTACAGGAAGTACCTACCAAATAAACCTTATAAGGAAATAAAAACATGATGGATATTTTTGCAGGTACTAATCTAAGTGTATCAATCGGTACTGCCGGATCTACTGAATCAACTACATGGACTGAAGTACCAGAAATCTCAAGCTTCGCAACCTCTGGCGGTACTTCTACTGTTATTGAAGTAGTAACTTTCAATCAACTTTACAACCGTAAACTACTTGGTTCAAAAGCAGTTCCAGATATCTCGATTTCGGTATTCTGGATTCCAGATAACACAGTACATCAACAGTTAATGACCGCAAGTGATACTCAGAAACGTATTCAAGTTAAACTAGAGTACTTCCAGGACGCTACCCGTACCACTGGTTATTATGTCGTATATAACGCTTTCGTTAGTGCTGACACTGTAGCAGGTGGAAAGGATGAAGTAGTTACTAAAGAATTTACTCTAGCTATTGATGGCGGTCCAGTAGCTTCAGCGGTTATCGCACCGTAATCACTCAATTAAAAGGAACTTAAAATGAGTCTACTACAAGAACTTAAAAACAAACTACAACCAAAACTAACTAAAGTAACAGTTGGTGATGATATTGAACTTTATGTTCGAAAACCAAGCCTAGCTAAATTTGAAGAATGTAAGGATACCAAAAGTACTCTAATCAATTGTGTATGTCGTGATGAAACTGGTTATCCAGCTTTCAGCGATGGCGGTAGTGAAGATACTATTGACGTAAATGAAATTGATTCTTCTATCGCAAGTGAACTATTTCAGCACTGTCTAAATCTATGGACAACTACTGATAGTCCTACGGAAGACTTCGAAAAAAAGTAAGAGACAATCCAGAAATAAAATTTGCCCTGAAGATGATGCATCGCAGGGGCTTTTCTCCACAAGAGCTAGATGAATTAGATCCTGAATTGTTTCACCAGTTGATGATATACGATCAACGTATTGAACCAAATGGAAGTCGTTTTCAGATGATGATGTTCGCAAACTTATGTCATTTGTTATTAGCCAGTTCTGGCAATCTTAGTGAACGTGGACGTAAAGAGGCTTCTGTACTGGATTGGGATTTCTACGGAATTCTTCAGAATCTAACATCAGGTGAACTATCCGATAAGTTAGAAGAAAAGAAAACCAATGAAGCCAAGAAACAAATTAATAGCATTGCCGATACTATAAAGGCATTAGCAACTAAGGATAAAAATAATGGCAAAGAATAATCAACTAATTTTTAATGTTGATGGCGACGTAACAGGATTACGTAAAGCACTTGCCGATGGTACAAATAGTATTCATAAATTCGGTACTGAATCGGGTGATTTACTTGGTGGACTATCTGGCAAAGTATCGGATCTTACAGGCCGCTTCGGTGGCTTAAGTACTGGCTTACTTGGTACTGCCGGTGCTATGGGTATTGTAGCAGGCGGCATTTATAGCCTTGTTGCTTCATCAGCAGAATACGTTAATCAATATAATGAAGTTGCCCGTACTAGTTCATTGACCGTTGAACAACTTCAGAAACTTGAAAAGCAATTTAAAGGACTTGGTTTTACTGTTGAAAAATTTGGTGATTTGAACCGTGATGTACTCGATCACTTGGGTGATGCTTTCCGTGATGGTTCTGGACCAGCGGAAGATATGAAAGCCTATGGTATTAATATCAAGGATTTTAACAAGTACTTGAATCAGTCCGATGGTGGTATACGTTCAGTAGCAGAAGCCTTTTACCAGATGCGTAAAGCAGGTAAAAGTACTGCCGAAATTACAAACATGTTAGAAACATTGGGTTCTGATGGTAGTAAATTAATTGGTGTATTCAGCCAGTTCAATGACACTACAGAACTAATGAATTCTATTTCAAGCCAGACAGCAACATTAACAAATGACAATGCGGCTAAGTTTGCAGACTTTGAAAATAAAGTTAATTCATTAAGTACCAGTTTTCATTTATGGATGGCAAACGCATTAGGTCCGACAATTGACGATCTTAATACGCTATTCAGTTTAATGAATAAAGATTGGTCTAGTACTGATTTTATGCAAACGTTCAGAAACTTCTATTATGGCGGTGATAATGGCATTGCTAAAATGCTACGTGATATTGATGGTGTAGATCCCAAAGGTATACCAGGTACTAAAGAATGGAACGCAGCCCATAAGGACAACAACTTTCCACCAAAACCAGAAGCCAGTACTACAACCCCGCAAGGTGGATGGGTCAACAAAGAAAAAGAAGCAGCAGCAGCAAAGGCAGCAGCAGACAAAGCAGCACGTGAATTAGAAGCACAAAAGCGTAAGGAAGCGACAGCACTTAATAACTGGAACGCGGCTATTACCAAGTCTGGTATTAATGATGGTGACATTCGAGTAAAAGAATTTAACCGCCAGCAAGACGAGATAATTAAGAAGATTAAAGAAAGTGGTTCAGTACTCAAGAAGTCACAAGACGACATTGATCACTATGTGAATGAAGCAAACGCAACACGTTTACAGAAGTTCAAAGACATGATCGACGAGATGATTGGTTACTCAGATCCCAATAAAGAACTACGTGGTTTATCTGATAATCTTGCCGGATTAGAAGGGCAGCTATCAACTGAACAGATGAATGGTTTACTTCAGAAACAAAATGAACGTGTTGGATTAACTAACATGGGAAGTGATGCTAATAATCCATTTGATAATACCAATGTTCTAGACCAGAAACGGAAAGATCTTGAAGCACAACGTGACCTTGAACTAACCATTAACGAACAGTTGAACCGCCAGTTGGGTACTTCGCAGGAAGAATATCTAAAGCGTAAGAAAGCGATTCAAGAGAAGTACAGCAAACAAATCTTAGCCGTTGAAACAGATAATACACAGGCTCAAATCGGGCTTCTAAGCGAATCTGCCGGGTCATTAGGAACAATCCTTAGTGGTGCACTTGGTGAAGGTTCTAAGGCCGCACAAGCTGCTTTTGCCCTTCAGAAAGGTATATCCATAGCTCAGATAGTACTAAACCTACAGACAGCACTATCAGCAGCCTTACCTACTCCGTGGCCTGCCAGCCTTGGTGCGTATGCTCAGGTGTTAAGCCTTGGTGCGAGTATTATCACTACTGCTAAAGGTGCCGCACAAGGTAAGGCACATAACGGTATAGATGAAGTACCGGGTAGTGGGGATCAAACATGGATTCTTAAAGCCGGTGAACGTGTAGTACAGCCAGAAGCAAACCAGAAGTTAACTAAATTCTTAGATAATCAGGACAGTACTAAATCATCCAGTTCAGAAGGATTCGTAGTTAATGCTCCATTGATTATTCAAGGTGGCAGTACTGATGATGATGCTAAATTCCAGGCAATGCTAAAGAAACACCAGAACAGTGTAACCCAAGCTGTTAAGAATGCTCAAACACGAACAACATAAATAATAAAAAGCCCGGTGTAAGTCTGTTTTATTCCTTTTAGCAGCTACCGGGCTTTTTTCGCTTTTAATAAATACCTGAAACCAAGAGGATTCATAATGGCATTTTCAAGTAATATAAAAACAACCGGTTTTCAGTTAAGCAGTACTGAACCGATGTATACCAATCGTTCATGGAATGGTGCTTTAATAACCCGAAGCACTAACATCCAGTACTATAATATTCAGTTCACTTTGAACTTTAATCAAAAAGATCACCTAGAAGTACAACAATTCTTAGCTCAGTATTCACAAGGTAGACCATTCACAATGGATCTTGGTTATCTAAGCAGATACAAGGGTATTCAGGTAGCGGCATTATCAACAACAACTACAAGTCCTGCCGGTACTTATCAGGTCAATACTCAACCCAATAATCTTGAAGTTGGTTCATTGGTTCAGTTCGCTAACCACAGCAAGATTTACCGGGTTATAGCTAATACTGGTACTTTACTAAGTCTATTCCCAAATCTACGTGCTCAAGTAAATACTGGTGAGACAATCAAATATAACAATATTCAAGGCCAATTTGTACTTGATCCAGATAATGACTATCAAATCCAGGTGCAGAACGTTATGAGTATTCAACTTAAAGCAACAGAGGCAATCTAATGAACTCAGCAGTATTCACCAATGCCGCATTACTTCAGTTCTATAACTTGAAACGTGGTACTAACAAGACAGTACTTAATCTAAGTGATGTAGTGTCAATGGGTGTTACTGTTAAGTGTGTTGATATATACCCGGTAGCAGGTTCACCAGCAGGGCAATTACATTTAACGGACGCATTCACTGATGTACAGGCAAATGGTATTAACTATGTAAGTTTTCCAGACTTCGTAAATAATAGTTTCCCGACTTTCAACGAACAGAAAGACATTCAGAACGAATCAATAAGTTTTAAAATCTCTAATATCAATCCAAGTTTTAGAGTACTGGCAAACTCTGGAGCATTCAGGAAAGCCAGAGTAAATATCTATCTAACTATATTAAGTCCAGCAGACAATACAGTAATTGACCATGACTTAATGTTTAGTGGTTATATCGACTTCTTCGAAACTGAAGCAAACAATCAGTCAGGAAGTATCAATAATGACATTACTGTGAACCTTAATAGTATATGGAATAAACTTGATGTACAGATGCGTACATTAGCGGCTAACTCAGTACACCAGTCTACAAACCCAGGGGATGAGTACTTTAGTTTGCTTGGTATTATTCACGCAGAACAACAATGGAAGTATAAGTGATGAAGAATATTATTCATATTATTAAAACAACCGAAGAAGCGATTAATACACCTTACGAAATCGGAACTAATGACTGTAACATTATTGTACTAAAACTACTTGATCGTATTTGCGGTACTGAATATGAAAAGTTAGCAGTAGGTCAGTACACCAGTATTACCGCAGGTAAAAAGTTATTCAAGAAGAATGGCTTCAAGAATTTAGAAGATATGGTAAAACGGCATTGTGTTGAAGTGGATACACCAATATATGGTGATATCTACATTGATGGATTAAACGCAAGTATCTTCCTACATGGCTCATACATTGAAGTAGACCATGAATTACACAAATTTAAAAGTGTTCAAGTACCGGCAGGATTAACCGGGAAAATATATAGAATAAAAATTGATAAGGAAATCACAACATGGGCGGATCAAGTTCACCTGGCATATTAAGTGCCGTAATCACAGCTGTAGCTGTAGCAGCAGCCGTATTTACTGGCGGTACGTCTTTGTATGTAGCGGCAGCATGGGGAGCGGCAGCAGGTGCGGCAATGTACGTTGCTACCAGTTCACTAACTGCCTTAAGTCCTAACACTACTGGCTATGGTGACACGGCAACAACACTAACACGGTCAACCGATCCACAGTCTGGTATGCCTATCTTGTATGGCGGTACTAACGCAAATGACTTCTGTAAGGTTGGTTCTATAGTTCCCTGGTATAACGTCCAGAATGAGTCAAGTCAGTACTTGTATACTGAACACGCCATAGCGATGGGTGAAGTAGGTAACTTAATCAATCAGATTTATATCGACGATGAACCAGTACTAGCCAATCAGATCGGCAGTGAGGGTATCATTCCTGCTTCAAGTATTCTTGAAAAGTTCAGACCATATTTACAGCTTGAAGTACGTTTTGGTAAGGCTCAGTACTCAGGAAGTAAGTCACTAGGTTTACAATATGGTGGTAGTCGCTGGAATAATAATTTTAAGGGTAATGGTGTAGTACAGATTGGATGTGTAATTAAAAAGACTCAAAGCAGCCTTGAAAACGATATTCTTACTAATGATAACTATGTACTGACAGTTGAAATCAAAGGTAAGTTAATCCGTGATTTAAATACAATGGCTATCAGTGCTTCAAGTAATCCACCAAGTCAGTTATACGACTTCCTAACTAATACTGTCTATGGAATGTCAATTGATCCAAACAATATTGATCTTCAAAGTTTCCGTACTGCCGCTAACTACTGCCTACAGTATGGATTTAACTCAGTTGGTAATATAAGTTATGGTGATTCATACAAAGCAAATATCGAAAAGATACTAATGACCTTTGGTGGTGTTACCTACATTCACGCCGGTAAACTATATCTAACTCTTGATATCCCAGGTTCAAGTGTTGCTACATTTGATGAAAGTAATATGTTTGGTAATGTTAAAATCACTACTTCAGGTACTACTGATTACTTTAACTGTATCGATGCTTCATGGACTAATATTCAGAACTCATATAGTACTGATGTAATTCGTATTCCAAGTGATATTTCACAAAGTGATGTTATTGAATCCGATGGTACTATCATCCCTAAAGCAATGGCTTATGAATGGGTACACAGTAAAGACCAGTTACGTTACCTTGTTAATATTGAACTACTAAAATCTAAGTACTCTCACAATACATTAGTATTCAGTACAGACAGTGCATGGGATTTACAGGTTTGGTCAGTTATTACTGTTAACTTCCCTGAATATGGAATTGTTAATAAACAGTACCGTGTATATGGAAAAGAAATTTCTACTTCAGTAGAAAACGTCGGTATGATGACCTTAACTTGCCTTGAGTATAATCAAGGGATTTATGAAGGTATTGATCCTGGAGTGTTCCCGGTAGATGGGCAGGTAGGGCAGGTAATCTCAGTTCGTCCACCAAGTAACCTACAGGCAGTTAAGAAGGGCGGTACAATCTCTGGTAACGTGGTTACTTTGAGCTGGACGGCTTCACCAGACCAGTACTTACGCGGTTACTACATTTACTACAGGCCAGCTAACGCGGCTATATGGACTTATGGTGGTTCTGTAAACCAGTACGTGAACGTGTTCGACTTGTTCAATCTTGATCCAAGCGTTAACTATGATTTTGGTGTTGCGGCATATAATAACCTTGGTTTTTTATCTGAACGTATTACGATACTTAATATTAAGCCAGAATATGAGTTTACATTACCACAGCCAACTAATTTAGTACTTTTGAATAATGATTTGGGCGGTACTAATACTACTAGTGGAGACTTCCTAATTGGATGGAATGATCAATCAGGATTGTTAGTTAATAACCTTCCATTTAATCAGTACTTCAGTAAGTATCAAATCAAGGTGTATAACACTACTAGTGTACTAATAAACACCTATTACAGTTCTACAAACCAGTTTAATTACACATTCCAGTACAACAAAGCAGATGGTACCAACCGAAGCGTAATCCTTGGTGTAACGGCCTTGGGGCGTACTACTGGTACATACTCACAGGAAACCTTAATCACGGTTAAGAATCCACAGGCACCGCTTATACAGAACCTAATACCACGTAGTGCGATTGGTCAGATAGTATTTGAATGGTCTGATGTGAACCAGCCTAAAGACTACGCAGGTGTATACATCCAGATTAGTAATACAGAAAACTTTAGTTCAATTGAAAAGAACTATATCAGTACTAATCGCTGGGGTGATTGGGTAGTTGTGCCAGATGGTCAATACTATCTACGTGCCGGTATGATTGATATCTTTGGTACTGATGAAATCCAGTGGTCAACAATGATACCGTTCCTACAACAAACCAGCGTACCATTTAGCCAGTTGAATAATGATGTAGTTGATGGGATTTTAGCAAGTTCTGAATTTAACCAAGTCAAACAAGAAATCATTGATGATGCTAAATACACAGGCTGGCAACTAAGCGTAAACAACAATGGATATGTTGCCGGTATTGCCTTAGCAAGTTCTGGTACTGAATCCTTGTTTACAGTAGTAGCAGACAGATTCAGTATTATCAGTACTGGAGCCGCAGCAGACAATACTAAGATTTATCCTTTCGTAGTACAGAACGGTACTACCTATATGAATAACGCCATGATTCAGAATGCTGCTATTGGGACTGCACAAATCGCAGATGGTAGTATCAATTCAGCAAAAATCATAAACGGTAGTATTCAGAATGCGAAGATTCAAGATGGTGCAATTACGAATGCTAAAATAGCAGATGCTCAAATTACTAACGCAAAGATTCAGGACGCAGCAATCACTAACGGTAAAATATCTGGTGCTTTATTTTCCGATAATTATCCAGGTTCCAATGGCACACAAGGTTGGTACATTGATAAATCTGGTGGCTTCCAGATGGGTACACAGGACGGTAACGGACGTGTAGTTCTAAATGGTAATGGATTGGCAGTTATTGATGGTGCTGGAGTCGTAAGGGTACAGATTGGTAGATTATAATAAGTGGGGGAGTTATTCCCCCAATAAGGAAAACAAAAATGGCAATGGGATTTACTATTGTTCCCGATGGTTGGGATAAAAGAATTGATGTAACAGCAAGTTCACGAATACTAAGTAGTCTTGGGCGTAATCAAATACAAGGATTTAATGGTACTGGTGATAATGTCTCAATGTCAGTGGCTCTCGAACGACCTTCTACTGGTGGTACATATCTATGTATCCCCAATAAGGGGGTATATGTTGAACCAAGTCCAAGTAATGGTATACCGAAGGTTAATATTCTTCGCAGTGCTTCTGTAAGTGGCGGTACTTTAAATATCAATGCCTATCAGTACTACCCCAATGTACCCAATACCTACGATATAAGTAGTTTTGAAGTACCCTCAGCACAACCCCAAACCTATGGGATCGCTATGTCAGATTCAACTAACTTTACTGGCATAACTGATGTGAGCCGTTTTGGATATGTTACCTACAGGGCGATCATATCAATCTCTGGAGCATGGACACTACCAGCAAGTATCCCAAATCGGGATTCATGTGTAGTGTTCGCACGCTGGGAAAACGGCGGTACACCATTGTTCTACGATAGGGCGACATATCAAATACGACCTTATACGGCCTTTGGAAGTACGGATGGTGCTCAGATTGGTGGTACTGTAACTAACATATACATTGTTGTTGTCAGCACTGGCGTAACTCCACCAGTACCGGCAAGTGGTTTTGGTACGATTATCCGAAATGGACAGGGCGTGATTACTTTTAGTTCAGCATGGCCGCCTGTTATCTGGCGTGGGGGTATGTTCAACTTCCCGTACTATCTTGAAAACTCCAGTGGTAGTCCGGCTAAAGTTCAATGGAATGCGGCAACAGGTAACGTTGCCCTACCTATGGTTCCACTTGGATCATATGGCTTTATGTGTGGTGACTATTCCACGGTGGAAACATATAAGAAACGGCCCGTTTGTTATTCTGGGCTTCTTATGAGCGGGAATAGTGTCAGTACTTATAGAGCTATGCCAGCAGGATCAAGAATCGCATATGATTTTGCCCCAATACGTGGACAGATTGGTTTATCAGTACCGTGTTTAGACGCCGCCGACTACTTCTAATAAATACCTTATGACAATAATACACATCATAAGGGTAAATTATGACAGAGTGGATAATTACGGGAATTCTTATCCCGGTTTTCTTTGGTGTATGGGCAATGTTTAAAGCATATAATGACAGTAATAAGGAAAAGGAAGAAAGACTTGATGATCTTGAAACCAGAGTAACTAAATTAGAGTCAAAAGTGCATTACATTGAAACCGATATCACAGAAATAAAAGAGCTAAGGGATGATATTCGAAAAATCCAAAAGGATCTAGTAAAAGTATTAACACTACTAGATGAAAGAACTTAATAAGGGGGCTTAATGCCCTCTTTTTTTACGTTTGATAAATACCATAACAACAAAAGGAATTGTTATGAATATTATCGAGCAACTAAAATTATATGAAGGTACTAAACAGTATCAAATCAAACTTGGTTACTACAGGGATGGTAAATTCTGGACTTATAAAGACAGTTTAGGTTATCCGACGATTGGCTATGGTCACTTAATCAAAGCGGGTGAAAAATTTACTCAGGGTATAACTGAAGAACTGGCAACCAAGTTACTAGAAACTGATTTAGCAATCGCACGGAAAGACGTAAGCAAGTTAAATGTTAATCTGCCCATAGACAGCCGCTGGAATGACTTCTTAGTACTAATGGTGTTCCAACTCGGTCTAACTAAAACCCTACAGTTTAAGAAGTTCCTTGCAGCCCTACGCAGTGGTAACTATGTAACGGCAATCAATGAAGTAAAAGACAGTAACTGGTATAGACAAACACCGAACCGGGTTAACGATATGATCCGGGCGGTAGTAAATGGCTAAAGTAATCGAAAGCTGGAGCATGTTCTATCCCGATGAATGGAACATTGATGAAGTATGTAATTACGCTGGTTTTGTTTACCTAATTCAGTTTCCAGATTCGGGTACGTACTACATTGGCGTTAAGCAGGTATATAAGGGTATCAAAGACTATTCAAAATTGAAAAGTACTTCAATTGAATCCGATTGGAAGCGTTATTACAGTAGTTCTAAATCTGTAAAGGAAATGATTAATTCTGGTGAAAGCTATAAAAAGTCAATTCTATGGTGCTTTAAGACAGTACAGGAAGCCATGCTAGTTGAAAGTACTTTAATTGGCTTATTCGGTACTGACTGGAAGAATCTCAATAAAGCAATCATGGTTAAGACTCGCCTCAAGAAAGACAATGGCGAACAGATTAGAATAATCAGAAAAATAATGGAAGATCTCACATGAACATTACCACAGACTTTAAACCAAACTATACCCCGGCTGATGCTGTTAAATGGGTAAATGATAAACAAACCGAAATAGTAGTTAATGTACAGTCTGAAATTACAAAAAAGATTCGTGAAGTAGCAAAACAACTACAAGATAAACTTAACGACGATATCAAAGGCGGTCCAGTACCTTTTACCAAACGGGCAATATTCTTCAACTTCATTCAGCGGGGCGACCGTCGAACTAATCAAATTATTGTACGTGGAGACCAAGCAAAATATCTAAGCAGTGTAATCACGGATGCGGCAGGTATTTACGATAAGTTTATACCTACATCAAATGCTAAATTAAGCAAACAGGGCAACATCACCGGGCTACATGCCGGAATGAATAAGAAGTATAAAGTAGCAAACGTCAAAGGTAAAAAGATGCTTATTGATACTACTAAAACTAAAAATAAACGTGATAAACGTATTGTTGGTGTTAAAGAAAAGAAAAGCCGCAAAATGATATTTGATTTCTTCAATGAAGCTGAATCAAGTTCACGTCTAGCACTTTCTAACATGAACGGTACTTATTATTTTTCAAAAGGATAACATATGAAAATTGAAGAACATTATGATCTTGAAGAAGCGGAACATATTCTATTTGGTGATGTAAAGCCATTAATGAATACATACGCATTTGACAAGGCACTACTAAATTCCAAGTACTTCACTGGTAAAAATGCCTTCGATTCATTTCAAGGTGATTGTATGAATATTGGATTCTATGAAGGTCAGGAACCAGATCTATATGCTGGGGAAGTGGCAGAATGGAAATATTATGATGATGTTTCATCAGTAAGAATAATCGACAAATACATTTTGTTTGTTAAGGGAATCAATGTTGTAGTTTTTCTCGTACAACTATATAAGGAAAAAGAATGATTGGTTTAATCATGAATCTAGTAAGTAAGTTGGGTGACTTACTCTTAAATAAAATACCAAGTAAATCGAAAGATGAAGTACAGGCAGATAATACAGAAACTGCCAATGAAACAAACCGTGAAGAAATCAAAGCGGGTATGGGCTGGCGTAATGCACTTGGATTCGTTATAACCTCAATTATCTTCTATAACTGGATTATAGTACCAGTACTTGATGCTTTTGGGATTGTTGTGATCCAGGTTCCATTAGGACAACTTTTGCAGGTGTTATTGATTATGGTTGGTGGAAGCTGAAACATTTTTCCTTTAAAATAGCTTTTTATTCAATAAGTATAGCAATTTTGGGATTCAATCTATGAGTGAAACAATTACTACAGCAGCAATAAAAAAATTGTATGGTCTTTCCGCTGGCCAATGTAATATATGCCGTGCTTCACTTTTTAAAGAGCATGTTCACATAGGTCAAATGGCTCATGTTATAGCTAAAAGCCCAAAGGGACCAAGGGGCGATGACCTGTTGGCAAATGACAATTCCTACGAAAATCTCATATTGCTCTGTGCAAACGATCATATTGTTGTTGATAGAGATCCAATCACCTATACAGTTGAAAAATTGCATCAAATCAAAAAGGATCATGAAGAATATATAAATACTGTAACGAGTAATACATTATTTTCAGATAAGAAAAGGAAGTCAGATGTTGACTTTTTAAACGCTTATTTCCACTATACGCCGTTTGCAAGGTTGCGTTCACTGGTAGACACATTACCTAATTCTTTTCACACTGATCTCCTTATTTTTGGAGATCAGTTTGATAATATTTTAAGAGATCTTCCAGCTAGCTACCCTTTAAACGATAAATCACTTGACGGTCATTTCCGAACCTTTATTAATTGGTATAAAAATATAGATCATATCATATGTGGACATTTGCCAATTTCAGATAATAGAAATATCCAAGTGTTTGGTGGTGCCAATCATAATCTTTTTTGTCATTTCAATTATGATGAGTTGCCCTCTGATAAGGCATTAATAATTGAACAAGAATTGAGTTCACATAAAATATCTCTTCTTAATGCTTATGATGGATTTATAACTTATCTTAGAGCTTATTATCCTGAGGTTGGAATCTACTCTCCAATTTTTTGAGATTTGTAAAATATTAAAGCTCCTTATGGGGCTTTTTTTATGGTTGTCGTAATGCTAATTGTTTCTTCGTTTTCTCTAAAAACCGAATGGCTTTGCTTGATTATTTCTCTAACGTCCGTTTTCTTTATTTTTTTGTAATTTAAAAAAGCCGAAGTTAAAACAGAAATTAAAAGTATTGTAGATACTACAAAAATAGTTAAACGCTCAACTCTTGATAGCTGGGGATCTATATATAAGCCATACATAGAAACAGCGGAGATAGCAACGCTGAAGACCATCCACATATCTATAGGGCTTTTATTCGTTGATTTGACTATAGTGTGCTTTTTGACTAAGTCTGTACCTGATAGTACTGTTAAAATCAATGATAAGATAGCGAGGGCAGTGTTTACATTAAAATTTAGCATGGCAAATGTAAGCAGTAACAGGAAAATGATAATAAGTATTGAAATGATTAAAAATATTCCTTTCTTGTCCATGGAAGCCCCGTCGTATTTTTTAAAAAGGTATTTTATTGCAAGACTAAGTAAAAAGGAATCTGCTATTTCAATAAAATGATGAAATTGATACATCCGGGTAAAGTATTACATAAGATGATAGGGAGTTCAGATTCACCAACAGTAGTGTAATGGTCAGTGTATCGAACCGTGTGAGGGTATTGGTCGCCTCAATTACTACCAGTATTCGAGCAATGACTTATCAGACATTAGGTCTGTTGAGTTGGTTCCAGACTATGTAACGGTAGGGAAGCGAGTACTACCAGAAGCGGAATGGATCACTGGTGATGCTCTCCAGTACTCACCAGACCGTTTTAATGATGTTGCCTATGGCAATTCCCCATTCGGTAAAATTAATACATCAGAAACGTATACAGGTCAATAAGTTGGCATTTTAACCTCAAACAGTGATGACTTTTAATTTTACTTGGCTACCATTTACGTTAGTTTTCTCGATAACTTTTGTAAAATAATCAAAGTCTGGAGTTGAACCGCAAATCTTCATCAACTCTGCACCTAATGGTGTTAGTAAGGCTGGGCCAGTTTGAAAGGTCCAAGTGTCTGGTGTATCTTTCTCGAATTCTACTAATACTGGTTTTCCATAGTATAGGACACACCCGGTTTTATTGCTAAAGGTTAAGCTGAAGCCAAACCCTTGTTGTATCACGCCCAATGAGTCTAAGAGAGCTAGTTGGTTAAAGTTTATATCTTCAGTGTTACCCGTTTCATTTTGAAGAATAATAGGTGTTAATGTACTTGCTTGCCAAACAAATTTCCCAAAGAACGTGATTAGATTTGCTTCTTCTTTATTCAATGTAGATAGAAGCTTTAAGGTTCTACGACTAAATGAACCACTTGATTTAGATTCTTCAGATAAGATCCTACTCCAAATTGTTTGCATTTGTTCATCATTAACATCTTCACATTCTCTGAAGAAAGCCTCAATCCAATCCTCATCAATGTCAGCAATGTTATCAGTGTTTGATAGATTTTTTGCTGCATTAATAGTGATATTTTCGATATTTTCCTGTCGTTTTGTTTCACGTTTGATAAAACGCTCAACTGCTCTTTTTTCTATTCCTTCAAGCTCTAATCTTGAAATTAGTTCCGTACGTTTAGCATCAGATTCGGCTTTTGCTTTTTTGCGAATTCTTGTAGGTTCATAGAGCACTCCAATTGCATCGCTTACTTTTTCAATAAGTTTTGTTCCGGGCTCAGATAAGCCAGAAAGACTCAAATCGATAAGACTCAT